AATTACTATGTTATTAGAACCAATACTGCCTAAATTATTTACTCCGGCAAAATATCCGAATAAATTTGAATACGAAGCTTCCTGAGCACTTGATCCCGCATAAGCTCCTATAAAGTTTGAATAATAAGCGTTAGAGGCCTGATATCCTGCGCCTTCACCAAAGAAGTTTGATTCATTCGCTGATGTCTCGTAACCAGCTTGATATCCTAAGAAATTTGAATAAGGTGCGCCTGCTGAGTACCCAGCTTGGTATCCTAAGAAATTTGAATAATTCGCTGATACAGAGTTATACCCGGCTTCGTATCCAAAGAAATTTGAATTGCTAGCATTAACTCCTGCCTTACCTGCATAAAAACCAAAAAAATTGCTATTACGAGCATTAAAAGCTTGATCACCTGCGTTCTGTCCAAAGAAGTTAGAGTTAGATGCACTATAAGCATTATATCCTGCATCGTAACCCAACATATTTGAATTATGCGCTCTACTAGCACCGTAGCCTGCATTATATCCTAAAAAGTTAGAGCTACTAGCAAAAGGCGCTAGATATCCAGCAGAGTTTCCTAAAAATATGGAATTTACGGTACTAAAACCACCACCTATAGCAGGATCGGTGGAATACAGAGTTGAACCGCTTGTGGATATTGAACCTCCCCCTGTTCCTCCGTTAAGTGCATAAGATGCAGTTATAGCGTAAGAAGCGCTAGGAACTGTAGTAAGTGTACTAGATAAATTCTGTAAAGATATTTGAGAGGTAGCTGTACCAGCAACTACAGGTAATACATCTGTCGCAGACAGACTTGTTACTACCGGTAGCGCACTTATTTTTACATTTGCCATTATCTAGATATTGCCTTTAGTAATAAATATCCGGATTTACGGTATACAATTATTATGCTTCACAGTTAACACACTCGAGAATGTTTCTGGCGAAAGCCTGGGCTGAGTTCTGAGAGTATTGGTAGTACAGTGTTTTTACTCCTTCCTCGTGTGCGTACAGATACAATTGGTTGATGTCCTTTGCAGGTATGGAAGGGTGAATCATGAGGTTCACGCTCTGCGATTGGTCTATGTACTGTTGGCGCTGAGCTGCTTGAAGAATGATCTCTTTGGGAGATATCTCTAGGAAAGTCTTGAATACTTCCTTGCTAGGAAAATCCAAGTGTTGTACTGAACCGTCCTTCTTCATGATGCTGTCCCAAATCTCTTCTTTGTCGAGGTCGTATTTCTTCAGTTCTTCGACCAAGTACGGGTTCTTGTATACCGTCTTGATCTTGGAAAGATCCTTGATGAAGTAGTTGGATTTGATGGGTTCGATTCCCATGCTGACCTGACCGAGGATGAATGACGAAGATTTTGTAGGAGCAATTGCGATCAGAGTAGAGTTAGCGTAGAAAGGTCTAACGCACTCGTACTTAGTTTTGTTGCTTTCCCAAAGCTGTTGAGAAGCGGAATCTGTGCGTTGCTTTATCGCTTTAAAGATCTTAGAGTTCCACTGCTTTGCTTGAAGAGATTCGAAAGGAATCAGCTTCGATTGCAAGAAAGAGTGGTATCCTAAAACACCGACACCGATCGCTCTGTGTTTCTTAGCGAACCTCCATGCGCGTTTCATTCCTGCAAGTTTTTCGGCTTTGATGATGAACTCGTCCATCACAGCATTAAGAAATTGTGTATAAACTTCTACAGCATCAGTCTGCTCGATCTCGTCCCAGTGTAGAAGATTAATAGAGCCGATGCAACATACGAACGACTCTTCGCTGTTCGTAGGGAGCTGAATCTCGCTGCACAGGTTAGAAGCTGTGATCTTCATTCCTAAAGCTTTGTAAGGACTAGTATCGTTGTTAGAGTTATCTCTAAACATGATGTATGGGTAACCGAACTCCGAACGGCGTTGGATCACCTTCGCCCAGATCTTTCTCTTAGCGGGATCGCCGGCTTTCATCTCAGAGAGCCACTCGTCTCCTACAGTTACACCGAACTGTATGTTCTGTATCGGGTTTCCTTCGCTGCCGATGTCCAAGAATTCAAGCACATCGTCGTGTTCGATAGGAAGGTAAACCGCGCATGCGCCTCTGCGTGCTTCGCTCTGCTTACACACGTCCACTGTTGTGTCGTACATGCGAGCGTAGTGCACCGGTCCGTCTGCTTTTCCGCCTGTCGATATGTCTGTACCGCGTGGTCTGATGTTACCGAGGTAAGCGGATGTTCCACCGCCGTACTTCGACATTAAGCCTATTTCTCTTGCTGCGTTTAGTATGCTGTCCAAAGAATCGTCTACGTTAGATCCGTAGCAAGATATCGGTAGTCCTTTGTTCTTTCCGAAGTTGATCCAAACTGGAGTGGCAAGACTGTAGTAACCTTTCGCCATGTAGTCTTCGAACTTTTTAGCAAATCCTTCTATGCCCAAATACTTCTCGGCCGTGCGAGCTATCTCTTTTATCCTCTCTTCAGCGGTTTCTGTTATGTATCCACGCGAAAGAAAAGTCCTTGCGTCTTCGTTCAGCCAGTAGTAGTCGTTGTATTGCATATTAAAATAAGTCGTCTTCTGTTATTGCCTTCTGTTTCTTACTATAATCAATTTGCTTCTTGTAAAAGAAATCTCCCTCTTTAGTGGACGTAGTTTCTATCTCGAACCACTTTGTTTTTTCTATCTCTTGCGCATCTACTTCGAATATCGGATCCATGCCGATCTTCTTTAACGAGTTGTTGAAGCGATTCATGATGAAGTTTTGAATAGTCTTCTTAGATAAGAAATCAAGTTCTCCGCCTTCAAATATCCAATCCAGGATTTTACACTCTGCTTTGTAAGCTTTCTTGCAAGCTGAATCGATTAGCTCTTCGAACTCTTTGTCGAACCACTCCGGATTCTCTTGCTTAATGATATTAATAATCTCAGCACCAAAGTTACCATGTATGTCCTCCTCTTTTGATGTAGCTTCAACCACGTTAGATATACCTTTGAAAACGTTCTTGTCCTTATTGAAAGACATCATGATTAAGAACTGGGAAAATAGAGACACGTGCTCGATGAACAGGGAAAATAGTAGTACCGATTTGGTATACATCTTATCGTCATGAGAACGAGTACCATCTAGGTACTTGCTCAAGTATTTGATACGATCTTTGATGGCTGGGATTTCTACAACGGTTTTAAACTCGTCTTCCAAACCAAGGATTCTCAGCAATCTAGCGTAAGCGTCCTTGTGTCTAACTTCCGATTCTGCGAAGGTCATGCCCACATCACCGATTTCTGTGATAGGCATGCGCTTATACATGTCTGCCCAAAAGGTTTTGACATTGACCTCTATCTGTGCGATGGCGAGCATGGTCTTCTTTATCACATCACGTTCGTTGTCTGTGATGTTCACCATGAAATCGTTTATGTCTGTAGTAAAATTGTATTCGGTGTCTATCCAGTAAGAGTGACGGATTGCGTCCTTGTACTGTAATAGGCTTGGGTAATCGTAAGGTAGGATGTTTACCCGTTTGTTAAAAATGCTTTTCTTTTCCATCTTTTAAATTTAAACAGTAAGATTGCTTTTAGACAGGTTTCCACCCTCTATTCGTATCGCAACCTTTCAATAAGTCTTTAATTAATTATTTACCGGCAAGGATAGTATTAACCACAGAGCTGTTAGCCTGTTGTGTATTACCGATTGTTCCGTTTTTAGTAGCTATAGCTTTAGCGTACTTAACTGGTTTTACAGGAGGGGTAAGATTGTCTCCGTTTGGAACTTGAGTAATTTTTTTCTGATATATTGCTGCTATCGTTGCCATGTCGTTTAGTTTTTCTGTAATAAATATCCTAACCTACTTCATTTTAGGTACTAAGTTCAAAAAATTTGTTGGCCAAGTACGCTCTCTCCTGCTGATCCAGTCCGCCAAAGCCTTTCTGCTGGCCGTTTTGTTGTCCGTTATCGAAACTCAACTCTTCGTCGCTCGTAGTCTCCTGGCTTATCTGGATGTCTCCGGTATTAGTACTTATCTTCGCTGAATACGTCATACCGTCCATTCCGTATCTATTCTTCATGATGTGGATCCTGCCAGTGCCGTTCACTTTGTCCTGACGCTTTCTGGACAGTGACAGAGCAAAGTCTGCGATCATCATTTTGTTGTACGAACCTGCAGCTTTATCGCCTTCAATCACATCATCTTTTGCACCTGCTCTGTTGACCTGTGATACTGTCCAAATCGGTACTTTAAGTTCCCTTGCCATACCTTTGGTTGCGGTGTACACATCGTCTATCGCGTCCTTAGGATCTATAGACTTGACCTTGCTCTTGAGCAGATCAACGTAGTCGATGATGACCAGATCAGGAGGATAGCCTAGATCGCGACACTTCTGGATGTGAGATTCTATCGTGTGTACGGTGGCTTTGCCCATCGGGAACTCTTTGATGATCAGCTTGCCTTTCACTTTCGATACCGCGTCTTCGATCATCTGTCTGTTCTTGTGAACGTTCTGCACGTCGATGTTGGTGAATAAGGCATCGTAGCGTTTACCTACGTAGTACTCAGAAAGCTCTAGTGTGTAGTGACAGACAGTGTATCCACGGGTGACCGCTGCCGCCCCGATATTGACGAGCATCCACGACTTTCCGCCACCAGGATTACCAAATATAAGACCAAAATCGCCCACCCCGAGGCCACCCATAAGTAGTTCATTAATGTGGTTCCATGAGGTAGGTATGGGAGATCGCTCTTCCTCTCGGTATCTGGTTTCGATGTCTTTTTCATATTCGTGTCCTATCGATTTGTCTTGACCTGCCTTGAGAGCAGAGTCCATCATGTATTTTATGTCGTCGTACTGCCCTTTCTCAAGAAGGTTTACTGAATTAAGAATCGCTTTTTTGATCTGTTGGTTCTTACAGAACGTACTAAATTCTTGCTCTACGTATTCTCTATCGTCGTTTGAAGCTTTGAATGCCTCCTTCAACTGTTCCGCTACGCTGACCTTCAATACTTCGTTGTCGATCTTCTTTACCTCAGCCAACAGAGAATCTATCGACGGAGTTGTGTGGTACTTGTAGTAGTAACGAAGGATTTCACCGACTATCCACTTGTGCGCTGGGTTGTCGAACATCTCCGAGTCAAGTATGTCGTTGATGTTTTGAAGGAACTCCTTGTGTTTTAGTAAACTAGAAAGAACCTTGATTTGAAATGATACTCCGTACTGTTGTAATGCGTTTAGCGTTGACATTAGCGTTTTTTATTTTCTTTAGTTATTTCAAAAGTTGAGTTAGTGTGGATCTTTATCTGGTCCGATCTGTAGTGCCTCACTATACCTCCGTTGCAGAGAGTGACGCACCAAACATCGTTTTCAAATTGACCACCGTTTGTCACGTATATGGCGTATCCCTCTTTATCTCCTTCAACCACTACTGGTATAGGGTGAAGGAACTCCAACATTCCTGACATACTATTTATATTTTTGTAACTCGTTAAAACTGTTGAACAGCCACATCTGTAAATTCGGTATGGCGTTGTTCAAATCGTCGTCGTAATACAATTGTACAAAATCCTGAGAGCTAAAGTGTTTATTCGGATTTAGTAGAACACTTTTTATTTCTTCTTGACTCTCTTCCGGTATGTTAGGATTCTTGAGATCCATCAACTGCTTGTTGATCCGCAGTTGGTGTTCGTAATTCTTTATCGATTCCAGTATCTTGGCTTTGCCTTCACACTTCTCAAGTATGTTGTCAATTGTGATCTCTT